TCTAAAAACATTAACTGAACAAAGAGCTGATAAGCAAAATGAAATGGAAACATTATTAAACAAAGTAGAGGGAGAACAAAGAGCCTTTACTGATGAGGAGAATGAATTATTCACTCAATTAGAAACTGATATTCAAAATATCACAAATACAATAGAAAGCATCAAAAAAGGTCGTGAATTAACAGAAGAACCTGATGAAGAAGAAAAAGAAGAAAAGAAAGAGGAGGAAGAAGAAGTGAAAGAAAATGAAGAAAGAGCTTTAAATGAAGAAAAAGCATTCGAAAGATTTATTCGTGGAGTATTAGCTGAAGAAAGAGCAGATACTAATTTAACAGTAGGAGATAACGGAGCAGTAATTCCTGAAACTATTGCTAAAAAGATTATCAAGAAAGTTTATGATATTTCACCAATCTTAGAAAAATCTACTAAGTACAATGTTAAAGGAAAATTAGAAATACCATATTATGCAGAAACTAATAGTGCAAAAGTAAATATGGCATATGCCACTGAATTTGTATCATTAGAAAGTAATATTGGATCATTTGCTAATATCGAATTAACAGGATACTTAGCAGGAGCATTAGCTAAGATTTCAAAATCATTAGTTAATAACAGTGACTTCAATATCGTACAAGAAGTTATCAATATAATGGCTGAATCAATCGCAGTATTCGTAGAAAGAGAATTAATTAATGGTACAGCTAATAAAGTAGCAGGATTAAAAGCAGGAGTAACATTATCAGTTACAACAGCAAAAGCTACAGAAATCACTGCAGATGAAGTTATTAAAACAAAAAGAAAAGTAAAACAAAGATTCCAAAAGAATGCAATTTGGATCATGAGTCCTGAAACATTAACAGCAATAGCATTGTTAAAAGATGAAAACGGTAGATATTTATTACAAGATGATATCACAAACGACTTCGGATATACATTGCTAGGAAAACCTGTTTATGAATCAGACAACATGGATGAAATCGGTTCAGGAAAGACACCAATCTACTATGGAGATATGTCAGGTCTAGCTACTAAGTTCGTAGAAGAATTAGAAATCGAAGTCCTAAGAGAAAAATATGCAGATCAACATGCTGTTGGTGTTGTAGCTTGGATGGAATTTGATGCTAAAGTAGAAGATGCTCAAAAGATTTCAAAACTTGTATGTAAAACAGGAACTAATTAATAAGAGTTAGTTGTTCAGGCAAACCTCAAGAATAGGAGGAAGAACTAATGAAAGTAAGCAACATTACTTATAACGATATAGCAAACTATATCAGGCTGACAGAAGTTAGCCAAGAAGAACAAAGTTTATTAACCAACCTAATCGGTATTGCTAAAGCATTTATAAAAGAGAATACAGGAGTAGAGGACTTAGATGAATTCGATGATTTTGTAATTGTCGTTTTTATTTTATGCCAAGACATGTATGATACTCGATCACTTTATGTAGATAAATCAAATCTAAATAAAGTAGTAGAAACCATACTTGGAATGCACTCCTTAAACAACATATGTTAGATGCAGGTAAATATAATAAGCTGATATCTATATACCAAGTAAATAATGGAGAAGATGACTGTGGGTTCAAAGAGAATACTAAGACACTTCTCCTAAAGACTTGGGCTAATGTGAAAACAACAAAAGGCTTCACATTAATAGCAAACAATTCTGATTTTGAAAAGGCATATACAAACTTTACTATTCGTTATCCTAAAACAGAAATAACTCGTGACATGATAATAGAATTTAATTCTAAAACATACACGATAGAATACTTAAACAATGTTGATGAGGAGAATGTAGAGCTAGAAATCCAAGCTAAGGAAGTAACTAAATAATGGCAGGATTTAATCTAGAACTACCTACGGAAGTAATAGGATCAATAAATAAACTTTATGACAATGCAGAAGATATGATGATGCAGATGACAAGAGCCGGAGCTGAAGTAGTATATAACAATATTCAAAATAATATGAAGCGAAGTTTTAAAACTACAAGAAGCCTAGAAAAAGGTTTAAAGATTACTCGATCATATAAAACAAAAAGCGATGATGCAGTAAATACAAAAGTCGGATTCTATGGATACGATGATGATGGTGTACCAATACCATTAAAAGCATTAGCTCGTGAATATGGTACGAGTCGTGGAGAAAAAAAGAAACCCTTTATGAGAAAGGCTTTTAAAACTACAGCAACAATAACTGATGCAATGCTTAAAGTTCAAGAAAGGTATATCAAAGATGAATGAGTATAAATTACTAAAAAGAATCTTCACTAACTTCACGGTAGATGATGAGAAAATCCCTGTTGAATATATAAAGTACAAAGGAAAGAAGAAAACCTATGTAACCTATACATTTACAGATGATGATCCAAAACTATTCGGAGAAGATAAAGAAATTGGAAGTGTCATAGCTGTTGATATAGATATTTATAGCGATGGTAATTATTTAGCAATACGAGAGGCGGTGGAAACACTAATGGAAGAAAACGAGTTCATAAGAACAGGATGTAGTCCAGATATGTACGAAGAGGACACAGGATTATTTCATAAGACCATAGAATTTGAAAAAGAAAGGATGCGATAATATGGCAAGAATAGGATTAAAATATTTTAGATATGGAATATTAGATGAAGAAACAGAAACCTACGGAGGAGCATTACAATTAGGTAAAGCAGTAGACTGTAAGGTTTCATTAGATCTAAACTCAGCAGAATTATATGCTGATGATGGATTAGCAGAAAGTGATTATACAGTTAAAAAAGGAACAGTATCAATTACTGTCGATGAAGATGATGATACTACAATGTCTAATTTAACAGGGCATCAAATCTCAGAAGAGGGAGAAATAGTAAGAAAAGACTCTGATGTAGCTCCATATGTAGGGTTTGGTAGAATCATCACTAAAGTAGTAAACGGTGCTTATAAGTACAAAGTAGAGTTCTTAAACAAAGTAAAATTTAAAGATGCTCTACCTGATGAAAAAACTAAGGGAGAAAGTGTAGAGTTTACTACAACTTCATTAGAGGGAACTGTAATGAAATTAGCTGATGGATCTTGGTCTAGAACAAAAACATTTGATACATACAATGATGCAATTACTTATCTTGAAAACTTACTAGCCAAACCAAGTGGAAACTAGGAGGCTTTAAATGAAAGATTATAAATTTGATTTTGAAGTAGATGATAAGAAATACACATTAGTATTTAATTTAAATGTTATGGAAACCATACAAGCTAAGTATGGCAGTGTTCAAAAATGGGGAAGATTAACTGACAGTAAAAAGGGAGAACCTAATGCTAAAGCTCTAATCTTTGGATTTGCTGAAATGATAAATGAAGCAATTGACATGGAGAATGAAGCCAATAATACAGAAAAGCCATTCTTAACACTAAAACAAGTTGGAAGAATAATAACAAAAGCAGGAATCCAAGAATCTGCTAAAAAGTTAAATAAAGCAATAACAGAAAGTGTTAAGGATGAACACCCAAAAAACATATAGTCCACGAGGATGAATCTGAAAAGATAGACTTCTCGTGGATTTTATTTGTAGGAATTAAACTATTAGGTCTACCAAGAAAAGATGTTGGAAGACTGACATATAGAACATTTAAAAATCTTTATTATCATTACCAAAACTACTATGACTTTACTCTAAAACAAGTCAGTTATCAAAGACTTGAAGAATTAGTTATGGAAGAAGAGGAGTGGATAAAGTAGAGAGGAGGTAACATATGGCAGGAGGATCCTTTGGTGGTTCTATCAAATTGACAGGAGAAAGTGAATATACAAGAGCCTTAAAAACAATTACAAGCAATTTAACTGTAATGGCTAGTGAAATGAAGCTAGTATCAAGTCAATTCGGTTCTACAGATAAATCTGTTCAAGCTGTTACCTCTAGAAACCAAGTGCTTAATAAACAAATAGAAGAGGGAAATAAAAAAATAAGTACCTACAGAAATGCACTTGCAGACTTTGAAAAACAGCAAACAGATAATAAAAAAACAATTGATAGTTTAAAGGTTAGTCTAGAAGAAGAAACAAAGAAGCTAAATGAGATGGAAAAAAGTACAACATCCTCATCTAGCGAAATAGCTAACCAAAAACAAAAGGTAGCTGACTTATCAAATGAACTAGCACGAAGCGAAGCTCAATATGATAAGAATAATCAGACTATCAACAGATATAAGACACAATTAAATCTATCAGAAGCAGAAGTAAATAAACTAACTTCTGAATTAGATAAGAATAAGTCTGAATTAAATGATAATAGAAACTCTTATACTAAGTTAACAGATACAATATCAGATCAGAAAGCCAAATTAAATGAATTAAAAGTGCAATATGGATCCGTTGTATTAGAACAGGGTAAAAACTCTAAAGAATCAAAAGCATTAGCAAATGAAATTAAGACATTATCAGGAAATATAAAAGATAATGAAGCTAAATTGAAAGAATCCACAAAAGCTGTGGATCAATTTGCAGATGCAGAAAAGGATGCAGGATCCGAAACACTTAAATTAGGAGATTTGATTAAAGCTAATCTAACAAGTGAAGTAATAATAGCAGGAGTTAAAGGATTAGCCAATGCTATGAAAACTGTTGCTAGTGGTCTTGTTAACATAGGAAAAGAAGCTATTAAAAATTATGCTGACTATGAGCAGTTAATAGGTGGTGTAGAAACACTATTCAAAGAAAGTGCTGATGTAGTTGAGGGATACGCTAATAATGCATACAAAACAGCAGGATTAAGTGCTAATGAATACATGGAAACAGTTACTTCTTTTAGTGCGAGTCTATTACAATCACTAGATGGAGATACAGCTAAAGTTGCTGAGGTAAGTAATATGGCAGTAACAGATATGGCTGATAATGCGAATAAGATGGGTACAAATATGTCTATGATACAAAGTGCATATCAGGGATTCGCAAAACAAAACTATACCATGTTAGATAACTTAAAACTTGGATATGGTGGTACTAAAACCGAGATGGAAAGATTACTTGCTGATGCCACAAAAATAAGTGGAGTTAAGTATGACATAAGCAGTTTAAATGATGTATATCAAGCCATCCATGTAATACAGGGAGAACTTGG